GTAGACATGATACATGAAATTGTGGACTATGGAAATGATATTTTTGAAACAATTCGAAAAAGATATACTTGTAAAACTCCTAGGAATATTTATATATGAATACAATAGGATGATACTTTTACTATTCATAATACTTATAGTCATCTACCTCTTACCCAAATACTCCAAACCTCGTATGATAAAAAACTTTTTATCAGACGATGAACGGAAATACTTAATGAAGGAAGCTGAGAAGAATATGGAAACATCGACTGTCACAAATGGTAAGAAAGTGGATGAGAATGTGCGTAAAAGTCAAACCGCGTGGTTGACTAAAGATGATCCAATTGTTCGAAATGTCATGGAAAGATGTCTCGAGTATACGGATAGACCTCTCACGAATTGTGAAACACTTCAGGTGCTCAAATATGAACCAGGTGGCTTTTATAAACCACACCAGGATGCATTTAAAAATGAAAGTAACATGAGAATGTACACATTTATTTTAGCTCTGAACGATGACTATGAAGGTGGTGAGACTGTGTTCCCCAAGTTGGGTGAAAAATACAAGCTCGGTGCGGGTGATGCCCTCTTCTTCGAGACACTTGATAATTATGAGATGATGACGTCCAAAGCTTTACATGGTGGGCAACCTGTAAAGTCTGGTGAGAAATGGATATGTAATTTATGGGTCAGGAAGTATCCATACACTATGTGAACATCTTCTAATAAATATACTTAAAATCTTTAAACAATTGTAGAGTATGAAATGTGTAGCAACATTCTCCGAAAATAGTCTTTACAAAATAAAGTTGGCAAAGACTCGTAGAAATGTCCTTGAATCTATGTACCAGCGACCATGTATCGTGGAGGTACGCCCGATCAAGGAAAATCTGAGACTTCGTTTTCGTTTCACGGAAGCGATAAAAGAAGCACAGGATATTTGTAAGATTGACAAAGATTCTTCGGAGTGTCATTGGGCTTGGTATGAAGTGGATGAGTTGGAAGATTCTATACTTCGTCTATATCCTGATAGACGGTGACAATTGGGGGTTCATCACTATACCCATAATAACGAATTGATATTCCAAAAAGTTTCATCATATCTTTATTAACTTGTTCGTTAATATATGTTTTCCAATTTTTTAGAGTTGTTGCGAAATATTCGATTCCATCATCTGAAAATGCACCTATACGCATGAATGGCTGACTACGAAGTTTTCTCATGTATTCATAAACAGATTCGGGTAGAGGCGCTGCCATATTATAGGATGATTCGAGGATATCAATGACGTAATATCCATGTGATTCACAAATTAGATTGACTTGCATTTTGGGAAAGCCTTTTATGTACGCTTCAAAATCTGCATTACTTGGAAGCGTTGTAAATATTTGTATATTTTCACACACACTCCATTCATTATACCCAATTCCTGGGTGTGTATGATATGCTATTTCTGAATACCAAACCTTCTCAATTTCTTCTACATCGACACGGTCTCTCTTTTTTGATGTAATACGGGTCGGTTCACTAAATGCATAATTTTTATATTTAATACCACCAGCATACTCCCACTGTTTGATAGAAGACAACTTGCTTATTTCTTTCAAATTGTGGACGACTTCACGAGACAGTTTTATCCGATTCTTTCTAACTGTCATACATGGGCGGATGAGACTCGTGTACATGATGTACCATAAGAATATTTTTTTAACTAAGAGATATTCATGAGTACATTTCTATCTAGGAGTGTAATTTCACCGAGTTCATCCCATGTATAATACTTGACAGATATACCAAATTCTTTGCGCATGATGGGATCCATGAAATTGTTTACAGTTCGTTTCCATTGGTTAGGGGTTGTTTGAATGTATACTAAATCACTCCATTTCACTCTCACTTTTTTGAATTCCTGACCATTCATGAGGGTATTAAATTTTCGGGTGACATCACCAGTGTTAGGTTTGTTCATATTCGTTTCAATGAGGTCAATGATATAGTACCCTTGGTTCTCGAGGATCAGATTCGCCTGCACGGTTGGATAATTATCAACATAGACCTTAAAATCGGATGCACTCGGGTAGGTGAAGAGTGCTTTGTCATATTCGGGGACAGGATGTGTGTGATACACGATGTATTGAGTTAAATCCTCTTGTGTCGGTTGCACAGTGGCGAGTTGTCGATTTGTACGTTCAGTCGGTTTATTGAACTTGACATAATTACGTGTATTTGTTAGAGTGAACGGTATTGTACCCGCGTATTCGACTTTCTGTTCCCATGTTTTCTTGTACACAGCTTGAAGTTCATTGATAACTTTACGACTTAAACGAACTGATAAATATCGATCATTCGCACGGGTCACCGTACCTACATTAAATGTATTTCGTGGTATATTCACCCGTCTAAATTTATTAGTCAGTCGACGGAGTGCGGTATTGATTCGACGCTGCCTGCGAGCAGTTTCCGCGGACACCATCTTATAGTAGATAAAGAAGAAAAATGAGTTGAATTTAATGATAGAAGACCTGGCTCGAGAGATATATTCTCAACTGGGACCTGGGTACAGTGAGAGAGTATATCATACTGCTATGGAAGTTTTACTACGGGAGAAGGGGGTTCCTTACGAATCTGAAAGAATCATTCCGATTCCGTTCAAGGGGCATGTGATTGGTAATTTAAGGGCGGATATGATTATTAATAAGGAGACTGTTCTAGAATTCAAGACGATCAAAACTCTTAATGACGCGGCGGAGTTGCAGGGTAATAACTATCTTCGTCTGACAGGTCTGAAGACGGCGTATCTGGTGAATTACCCACCTCATCCTGATCGGGAAGTTGAAGTGCGTATGATTCTTCTAGACAGTGTTGATTGATCGTTCATTTATGATATACATATTTAGGTTCAATTTGTAGATAGACTGGAGTCCCACCACTTGGAGGCTTTCGACAAAAGTTTTTACAGTTGCAACAATCTCTGGGGTTCATGAGTTGTCTCTTATTTGCGTAGCACCTCATAGGGAGGTAAATATCCTTCTTGAGAATACGAATAATTCTATCGATGAGAATCATAGTATTTACCGATTTTTAAAAATTATGTAGACTTAGGTTCTTCACACAATTTACAGATGGGCAATCTATCAAAGCACTTCATACATAAGAAGTGTTCACATTTCCGAAACTTGAGACATTCCCCCGTTTTACAACATCTAGGACATTCGTATGTCTTAAATTCTAATATTTCATTTTTGAATCTCCAAAAGCATGAAGTGCAAACTTTCAACCCATGTTTTACTTGTTTACTACATACATGATAGTTTGGGCAATTCATTATTTTATACAGTAGGAATAAATTCCCATTTTAAATCGTGGCAGATCTTCTTCCATATGACATCTTGTTGGTACAACTTTTCTTTAGACTTTAGGAGTGGGAAGTATTGAAGATAATCGTCTTCACCCAAGAGTTCACAAAACTTATAGAGGACGTAAGAGTAACTGAGAAAGTTTTTTCTCTCTGCGGGACAGTTATCATCGAATGGTCTCTGAATATCCTTGAACATTATTCGTAGATACTCCTCCAACTCTTGGGGCATGTTAGGGGGTTTGATCCCATTAAGAATATTTGTGATATATGGGACATGTTCATAATATTTATTGAGTCTCAACTTTTTCAAAAGTGCTCGAATCTTTGCGTGTGTGATATCTTCAAGGTTTTTGATTTTCATTTTCTTGAGTTCACTTCGTAATTGTTCGATGACTTCGGGAGGTATATTTGTCATCTCCTGTGCTTGAAATTGTGACAACCACTCGTTAAAGTGGTTCTCTCGCTTATATGAATAGTTTATAACCTTCTCAGATGTTTCCTGTTCTTCCTTATATGTTAATTCCTGACTGATAAGACATTCAACTATACGACCACATCCATCACAAACCAGGTCACTCGTGTTATGAAAATAGATGATATTACTATACGCACACGTGTCACACTCATCAGAAACACGTTCGTAAGGTCTGGATAAATTCTTATCTTCAACTTTTATGAGATAATCTGTAAATATATCCTTTCTCTTTAGACCGACAGTCTCTTTGACATTGAAAACATTATTTGTATTTATATCTTCATCACCACCGTCAATATCATCATCGGCATATTGGGTCATGTATGGCATACATTTGATGATATAATCGGACATATCAGATTGATGTTTTTTCTTATTTTCTGGGTCATTCTTTATGATTTCACTCCATTCTTCTATTCGATTGTTATATCTACTTAAAAAATTACCTTCCATTTCATATAAAGAAATGTTTACCAAACTTTTAACTTCTGTTTTCTTTTTTTACAGATACATTACCACCCCGCGAAACTATAAGATCATTTCAGAAGAAATTGAATACGATGTGGATCATGATATGAGTTATATGATCGAAGATGATTTTTGGTTGAAAGAGGGTAAAGACTGGGAAGATGGTATCCTAGATAATTACTACGTGAACGCTACAGGTAAAAACTTCCGACACACAGTGATCCCCCAAAATGTGAATACACTCATTCTTCGTGTGAAGTATTATTTCAATGGTAAACAATATACAGCTATTTCAAATGACATTAATTTCAAACCTGGTGAGAATGAAGATAATGCGATGCACTTCAGTATCCCTTTGAGTAGTGCTTGGATAGTTGATCATGATGATAAACCTATGCGAAACATTACTGAAAAGGTGAAACGATACTCAGGTCCAAGGAATGATTTCCATGGACAAAAGGTACCACTCGAACATTTTTTGTATTATGATAAAGAGACACTCAAAGAGAGTTTCCCCAAGATTGTTTTAGTTGGTACATTAGGTATGAAGAAGAATATTTCAACACTCGATTCTTTCACAACAGATCTTCAGATACCTTAGCCGAGAGGTAAAATTTGAGTTCCCCTAGATTTGCAACATTGTATTTTAGAATCAAAAATCGACTAATCTTTTCCTGTATAATTTGCACAGACGCACACATACTCGTCGCCTTTGTAAAGATATTCAGATACTTTAGACTATATAGACCTGAGATGGTTGGACTTTCATCTGGACATTCTATGGATGTTTCTTGATTAGCAAAATCACCCTGGCAATTGAATTTGATTTCTTTACCAGAGCGTTTAATTTCAATCTCTGAACCGATATTAGACATATCTCGACAAAGTCTCTGGAAGTCCACAGATGGGAGAGTGGTGACTGTAGTCATCTCCACATCTGGAACTTCAATTTTACTTTCATTAATATCTAAGAGTTTAAGTTGAAACTTGGTACTCGTCTTCTTAGTTTCACTTGTGATTTCGATATCCATATATTCTTTTGAATTAATCTCAATCTGAAGTACATCACTATTTGTGATTGTCTTCAAAAGTTTGAAGATGTTCGAAATATTTATACCAGCAATAATTTCTTCCTGGTCACAGTGATATTCTTCGAAATTATCCGCGGAGAGGTACATATCGATTAGGGATGTACGAGCTGTATCGAGTGTGACAACATACATACCATCTGGTTTAAAGTAAATGTTTACATCGTTGAGGATATCCTTAAGAACTTCAAATGTTGACTTAAAAGCTGAAGCTTGTATGGTCACAAGTTTCATATCTAGTATCACTAGCGCGTTACATCTTTAAATCTGTATACGCGACACCCTTCGACACGTCACGACCGATTTTTTCTTCGAGTTCCTTTGTCATAGCAGGCTGGAGAGACTGACCATAACTATCCAGACTAAACATATCTGAGTTATTATCTTTTCCATCTAGACTTGACATCGACCCCCCGAAGCCACCAATCGAACCATGTTCAACATCTTTCGCTGGTAGGAGAGAGTCAAGCCAGTTTTTGATTTCATTACCCACGAGAATCTTACCATTCTTCGTCAGCATGGTTGGTACACGGTTGATTTTATTCCTATAATTCGGGGGTACACCTAGAGTGTTAATATTGTGATATTTTACAAGTTGTTTGAGCTGCTGGTGTTTGTTCACATATTCAATAACATCCATAGAATGTTTACATCGAGGACTATATATCAGCAGAGACATCTAGTATCTATTGGATATTTTGTAGAAAAATATTAACGCATACTAGTAAAGATGAAGTACTTACTTATGTTCACTCTCGTCTTGGTAGTTCTTGTCCTGACAACTAACTACGAGAAGTTTACCGAAACCTTCGGTCTCTCAGGCTACACCAAGCCAAAAGACTCAATTAAACTTGACGACCCCAGACCAGACCTTTCTGCTTATCGGAAGGTTGAGGCTAAGGTTGATAATGATATGATGGCAGAATTTGTACTCCAAGCGAACAA